CACCTTTTCAACCTGGTGGTCTATTAGTAGACATACCTTTGTTATTAGGTACAAGAGAGAATCCGTTTAGTGGTCAAGAAATAGAAGGCTTAGGAGTAGGTAAAGACGGTCAAGCATTAGCAAAAGCTATTATAGAAAACTTGACACCTAATGTTCCAGGACTTCCAGGGTCATATGCGACCAAAAAGATACAGAAAGCTTATAGAGTTGATAAAGACCTACCATATTACAGTATTCCAGGTTCTCAATACTCCGCAGACTATACAGTATTTGAAGCTATTGCTTATGGTTTAGGTATAAAGCTTAGACCACAGAATGTAGATGTAAATAAAAGATTAAAACGTATAGAGTTTAATCGAAACTTACAAGCTATTGATAAACAAGTATCTAGTATTCAAAACAAATTTAGAAAAGGCGAATACAATAGCGTTAAAGAAAGAGATGACAAGATAAAAGAATTAGAGTTACAGAAAATAAAACTCTTAGGAGAATGGAGCTTATATCAAAGACAAGTTGATGAAGCTCAGGCTAAAGATATTGTTAAAAGCAGAGAGCCTAAAGTTACAGGTGGTTTAGTAGAAGGACCAGATGTACCTACCACAGAAGAAAACCCTGCTGATAGAACAGACCCTTTTACAGGTATGTCCTATACAGACCAAATGAATAGATTAGGTTTTAAAGACGGTGGTTTTGCACAGTCATTACTTAGTTACATTGCTGAAAAAAGAGAGTTTGAAGACGGTAGCTTTCTAAAAGAATATGCAGAGGATGTAGCTTGGCAAGAATCAAGAGGAAGAGGTGACAATATTGTACAAGACAAAGGTGGTCCTGCAAGAGGTAAGTATCAAGTAGAAGGAAGCCAAGGTAGTAAACGTAATGAAACTATCTTAAACAGGGCACATAATTTCTACGAGAAATATCCAGATGCTCCTAAAACAAAAGAAATAAAATATGTTTTAGAGCAGCGTGGGAAAGATTTAGATTTTTCTAGTTTGTCAGGTGAAACACAAGACGCTTTATTTTTTATGGATGCTGAGAGAGGAACTTTACCTTTAGAAGATTTATATGAAGGTGAACTAGATAATAGAGAAGCGTGGATACAACATTGGAATCAAGACCCTAATATTGATAAACCAGAAGTTCGTAAAAGACGAGAAGAAGATTGGGATAGAGCACAACAAGAAAAGGTAATTGAACTTCAAAAACAATTAGGTAACTAATATGGGCTTCCCTTTTGAAATAGTAACAATGTTAGCTTCTACCGTGCTCGGTGGATTTATGAGTGTTTGGGCTGAAAGTCGTAAGGCTAAAGCAGAAGCACAAAAACTTCTTATAACTCGTGGTGAGTTTGATATGAAAGCTAAGAAGCAATCACTTGACCATGGATTAAAAGACAAAGGGTTTGCTTGGACAAGAAGAATCATAGCTTTAACATCGGTCTTTGCTATTGTTTTATTACCAAAACTTGTAGCAGTTTATTATCCTGATGTATCAGTCACAGTTGGGTATACAAATTGGATGCCTGGCTTTTTATTTTTTAAAGAAGGAAGAGAAGTATTTGAATGGATTACTTTTCAAGGGCTTGTAATTACACAACTAGATACTAACCTAGTATCGGCTATTATTGGTATGTACTTCGGTGGAAGTCTAGCAAAAGGAAGATAATGGATTGGTTAAAAGCGATAGAAACAATTGGTATTCCTGCAGCTGGAGCTATGGGTTTAGGATATCTTGTTTGGGTTTTATTTAAATCTTTAATAGCAGATATACATAAAAAACTAGACACCCAACATGCCATGATAGTGGCCTTGATAGATAGAATAAGACAGATGGATAACGACATGATTAGAATAGATTCAATGTGTCGTGCAGTTATGGGAGTAAAACCTGACGTAGATAGGATAGCAAGAGCAGACGGACAAAAAGACCAGAGGAAAGACTAATGAATAAATTTACACAGGTTTTAATTATATTTGCTATCTTTTCTACACTAGTACTAGTTAGTGTATTGAGTGCAGATGAGATGGTACATAAATTTAAATCACCATCCTTTAACGGAAACAATACAAGCTCTCACTATCTTACTATAGAGAACCAAGAGTTCAATCGAAAGATGAGTATTAAGGAAGAGCTTGAGGCTTTACAAGAACAGATAGAAAGAGACAAAGAAAACACAACACTCGCAAGATTCATAAGGAACTTAGAGTCTCGTATTTATGCACAGCTTTCAAGGCAATTAGTAGAAAACTTATTTGGGGAGAACCCAAGTACAGAAGGAACTATAAGTCTTGAAGGTAACACCATTTCTTATGTAAGTGATGGTGAATTTATAACCCTTACAATAACGGATGCAGATGGAAACACGACAGTTATTACTTTGCCTATTGGTAGTTTCACTTTCTAGTTGTGCAGTTTTAAACGAGAACTCAGATTTAGTATTAACTAAAAAAATACAATCTCCAACAACCTTAAACTTACAATCAGAAGAATTACAAAACTTACCGGCTGCAAAGGTACAACCTACTATTGCTATTTATCCTAATAGTTTTAAAGACTTAACAGGACAAAGAAGAAGTAATAGTACGTTTGCGTTATTCAGTACTGCTGTTACTCAAGCACCTGAAGCGTTCTTAATAAGGGCATTAAAACATACTGCAAACGGTAATTTTTTTAGAGTGGTGGAACGTGTAGGTCTTGATGACCTTACGAAAGAGAGACAATTAATCAGAACAACTCGTAAAGAGTTTGAAGAAGATAACAAGTTACAGCCCTTGCTTTTTGCAGGGTTATTATTTCAGGGTGGAGTTGTCAGCTATGAGGCAAATCTAAAATCTGGAGGTGCTGGAGCTAGGTACTTAGGGATAGGTAATAGTAAGCAGTATAGAGAAGATACAGTTACTATATCGTTAAGATTGGTTTCAGTATCTACTGGTGAAGTACTTACAGAAACATTAGTTTCTAAAAGTATTTTATCAACAAGTATTTCTCAGGATGTATTTCGTTTTATTGAACAAGGCACAGAACTTGTAGAGATAGAGGGAGGCGTAGCTGAGAATGAATCTGTATCTATAGCTTTACAAAAGGCAATAGAGACAGGGGTATTAAATATAATAAATATAGGAATAGAGAGAGGCTATTGGGAATATGAAACAATTAAAATTAATGAGCCTAGTTGTGATGTTGACTGCGTTGACAGCATACGGGGCTGATAATGAAATATATGTTGAACAATCTGGTGTAACAGCAAATCTTGACTTAGAACAACTTGGTTCTGGTAATATTATGGGAGGTTTAAATTCTGTCGCTGGAACTTTAACACCTCTTGATTTAGATGGAACAGGTATGACGTTAGACATCAATCAAATTGGTGATGCTAATAAGTTCTTAGGGGATATTCTTGCTGATAGTTTGACAGGTTTCTTTGAATTTGATGGAGATAGTAATAACTTTACAATTCAAGTAGACCCTACAAACACATATGGAGCAGATAGTTCTAACTTAAATGTTGATGTTACTGGAAGCACTAACACTTTTACGCTTGATTTAGCGACAAGTGCTATGGCTAGTAATACAGACCTTGATTGGATAATCAATGGTTCAAGTAACCAAATTGATTTTGATATTGATTATGATGGTGGTACATCGTATATGGATATTGATGGTGATAGTAATACAGTAAGCTTTGATGGACAAGGCTATGCAGGTGGTTACTTTTACTTAGACCAAACTGGAAACTCCAGAACATTTAACATACAACAACAGAGTACATTAGATAATGACTGGCTTAAAATACTTTCTACTGGCAATAATGGTACTGTCTGTGTCATCCAAAACGATGGCGGAACAGCAGTCGGTTGTTGATATAGGAAGCATTACAGAGCTTAAAGGTTTTAGTAGAGTTGTAAGAGATGATACTTACGAAGCTGAGTTAGCTTTTAATATAAACAGTTACGATAATGTCCAAACTTCTAACGGAAGAGTGGGCATTACGTTTCTGGATGATAGTCAAGTAAGATTGACAGAACATTCTGAACTCATAATTGATGAGTTTATATATGACCCTGACCCATCTAAATCTAAGATGGCTCTACAGTTTGCGAGTGGTACTGCAAGATTTATCACAGGAAAACTCGCAACTATAGATAAACAAAACATATTTATACAAACTCCAAGTGCTACGATAGGTATTCGTGGTACTGATTTTACTGTGACTGTAGACGAATTAGGTCGTTCTTTAGTCATATTATTACCTGACAATGATGGTCTACCTAGTGGGGAGATTGTTGTTGCCACAGCTATGGGAGAGGTTGTTCTTAATAAACCTTACCAAGCTACTACAGTTTCAATGTTTGAAGCAAATCCCACTAAGCCAGTTATCTTAGACTTAACACTTGAGTTAATAGATAACATGTTAATTGTAAGTAAACCAAGGGAGACCCAAGTTGCCACAGGACAAGACGGAGATAGTAGTACAAGTAATGTTCTTGATATTGATTATCTCGACTTTGACGATTTAGAGCAAGACTATTTAGCAGGAGATGAATTAGAATTTACAGAGTTAGATATAAATTATTTAGATGTAAATTTTCTTGAAGACCTATTAAATATAATTGAAGACATCAACGAATTAGATACAACTAATACACTATTAAAAACAGATATAGATTTAAAAGGTACAGCGTTTGGGTTTGACCAAGAAACTCAAATCAATACTTTTACAACAGATAATTTTATAACTTTTTATAAAGCTTTAGAAGATACTGTTAGATTAGATTTAGATAAGAGTGGTTCATATACTGTCATACTAATACAGAATGGCAAGAGCACTCAGATTGTGGTGAATGGTGGAGGTAACTCTACTATAAAAATAACTCAGGGAGATTAACATTAATATTAAAGCTAAGCTTATGCGTTTTTTAGAACGATGTTTAATGAGAGTGTCTAAATGGTAGAGAGATTAATATGAAATGGTCTGTACCTTTACTCGGACTTTTACTTGTACCTTTACTTTTCAACTCTGTACCTTTAGAAATACTTAGATTAAAAACCTTTGATACTTTTGTAGAGACACCAGAGCCTTCTGGATATTTTTCAATAATAAATATTACGGAAGAAGATGTAGATAAGTATGGAGGATACCCATTACCTAGAGAAAATTTAGCTGAAATTCATCTAGACATTTTAAAGAAGGGAGCTTTAGGTGTAGGATGGGTTATGTTATTTCCTCATCCCGATAGACTGGGTGGAGATGATAAGTTTGCTGATACGTTAGCCTTCTCTCCTAGTGTCATAGGAATGCCAGAAGTTAATAATAATTTGTATCCTGCCACACATGGTACAGTTATAAAAGGACCAGACATAAATCTTCCTAAAGCTCAAGGCTTTTTAGAAAACATCCCTAAACTAAAAGAGTCTGCTAATCAAGGAGCTATCTCTGCTCCAGTTGATGTAGATAATTTAGTACGAAGATTACCTTTACTTCAACAAACTCCAGAGGGGTGGGTAGCCTCGTTTGGTACAGAAGTGTTGAAGATACTTGGTGGAGGGAAAACATATCAGATTGTAACTAACCCTAATGGTATTGAGATGATAAGAGTTAGAGGATTAAATCCTATACCTACAGATAGTCTTGGTCGTAAATGGGTTTCTTGGGTAGACACACCACAGATGAGTTTACATGAAATGAGGACAATTTGTAACGGAGTATGTCAGCAAAATAATATTGAAGGTAAATTTGTTTTTGTAGGTTTTACAGCTAAAGGAATATCTCCTCAACTTGCTACCCCTAATGGATTACTAGAGCCTCACAAGATACAGGCTGCCCTTGCAGAAAGTATTTTGATTGACTCTCCTACTATACCAGACTACAGATTATTTATTGAATTATTATTACTATGCATTTCCGGATTACTAATCGCTTTCATTATAAGTTACTTTGGTATCACATGGGGATTGCTCTTAGCAACTACACTTATTTCATCAGTTGCTGGTTTAGGTTATTATTTTATATCTCTAGGTTATTTAGTTGATGTAACTTGGAGTCTAATAAGTATGACACTTATTGCAACTCAACAATTCTATCTTAACTTTAGGACACAGTTTAAACTACGTCAACAAATTAAGAAACAATTTGAAACTTACCTTGACCCTAGACAAGTTGCTTTACTTCAAAAGAATCCAGAGCTTTTAAAGTTAGGAGGGGAAAGAAGAGAGATGACATTCCTCTTCATGGATATATGTGGATTCACTCCTATCTCTGAACACTACAAAAACAATGATGACCCAGAAGGATTAGTCTTATTAGTCAATGAGTTCTTAAATAAGATGACTAATATTATCTTAGCTAATGGAGGTACGATTGACAAGTACATGGGCGATTGCATCATGGCCTTCTGGAATGCTCCACTTGAATGTAAGAACCATGCAGAGATGGCGGTTAAGTCAGGGGTAGAAATTGAAGAGGAAATAAATGAACTTAAAAAAGAATATGACAGTAGGGGATTGCCTCCTATTAATGTTGGTACTGGTATTAATACAGGTACTTGTATT